CGGGGAACAGGTTCAAGGGGGGCATGGTCTGATTGCCTGGGGGGACACCCCAGGCATACAGGCCTGCCTCCTTTTCCAACAGAGATGCAAACCTCTGCTGGACGCGACTGTAGTCTGACATAACTCCCTCTCGGAAGTCAAACAGACCAGTCCGGTGAGCCTCCATCCACAGTAACTCAGTCCTCTTGAATGTCCAATCAGGAGGAACCTCTCCGCCCAGGCAGCCAAGCTCCCGGGGACCCACAAGGGGACCTGGGAACGAGGCCAAGCCGGGATATCTCTTTCTGAACAGGTTGTAACCGTGACGCCACTGCTGCTGAGGCAGGGTGTCGGCAAAAGCCTGCCATATGGTACCATACTGCTCCCAGGGGAGAATCTGACGGCCCGTCTCCGGGTCGATCATCTCCCTCTGGTAGCCGAGTAGTCCCACGTTGGCAACGGGGAGACGCTCCAGGCAGCGCTGGTCCTTCGACCAGACGTAAAACTCGGAGTTGATGAGTGCAAGGTCGCGTGAGTAATAGTTCTTGCCAAGTGAGAACTTTAGTCCTACGCAGGAGGTTGAAACCTTCCACTGCGCATACTCGTCCTCCGAGGCCGGGAAGAGAACGTCGTCACCGTTCACCCTCATGAAGCGATCCCTAGGGATAGCCAAACATGAGGCTGAGCGGTTCAGAAGACACAGGAGAGGGAAAGACAGGATGTGACCCATCATCTGACCCCTTGTCACGGGAATCATTCCATTCTTCTGGCCGAGGTCCACCGAGATCTCAGTTAGACTGCGTAGGGCAATCCTCCTGATGAGGGGCTCAAAGCCCTCGGTTCCCGCAGGCATGAGGAAGGTCGTCTGTTCGAGCATAGCTCGGGCAGCGAATTCGGTGTAGCGGAGGTAGATGTTGTCTGTAGCGGCTTCATAGTCACCACTGACAAACTTCTGGCCCTTGGAGAGATGCAGACCAGCTATGGCCTGTCGAACTGGTATACCACCAATGAGCTGGTACACGGGATGCTTACGCATCGCACCGTGCCAGGCGCGCTGGATAGGGGTCAGAAGACCCAATACCCAAGACTGACGTGTCACGAGACGCACCTTCAGGGGTTCTGGAATACCAGCCACCCTGGCGATGTATGTCTCGGATTCGTCGTCCACGATTTCCGCCTTCTTCAGGAGGGACTCGAGGACGGTCGTCCAGACGGACGACCAGTTGGTAAGCGCGAGCTCACTGTCTGACATCTTGTCAGCGAGCTCCTCAACAGTGACCAGGTAAGGGTGTTCGAGCACGAGATCTGGGAGGACGTTCTTGCGAACATACCCCTGGAGACCGCCCTCGGCCCTTGAGCTCTCATAGCAGGACGAGGTACTAGGGGCGAAAGCCTTCATGTACGACGCCTCAAAAGGACCAACCTCACACACCGATGCCTCAATGGCATCCTCAATCGACTTGCGGAAGGGGTAGACATTGGGTGCGGGACGCGCAAGCGCGACCCCGTACTCCTTGATCTTCTCCTCCACCATCTGCTCTGGGAGAGCAGGAAACAATCTCTTGCTGTACAGCATCAAAGCAGCGAGGGAGAGGCGACGCCTCTTCCCCTTGCCCGTCATTCTGTTCCTCCAGTACGATCTGAAAGGACCGTCCAGGAGAGAGTAGGGATTGGTGAGCTTCTGTGGTGGTGTGTCATCTCCGAGGACCAGGGGAAGCCAGTAGGCAACCCAGGACTTCAGAAGGGACACAAGTTCCGGCACGTTAG